GGTGAAGAGTCACCAGATTTATCTGATGCGTCTTTTTGGGGATCGGAGATTGATCTATTGAAAGACTCGATTGATACAGGGGTTCCGATCAATGTATCTAAATTGGCACAAGACGCTGATCTGTAAGAATTTGGCCCAATATTGGTCAAAAGTTACGCAAAAAAGACGCTGTACGTGAAATCTGAAAAGGTTTCGACACCGAATGGCTTCAGAATTTGCGTGTAGAAAGTAAATACTCATAGTGAGGTTCGTAACATGAGCGACAACGAAATCATGGCTACTGATATGGTTCAAGAGCCATTGGAAAATAAGCTGGAAACAGCGGAAGATTCGGCGCAGGAAGTCGATAGAAAATTCACCCAAGCTCAACTGGATGAGATTGTTGAGCAAAGACTGGCAAGGGAACGCAAAAAATTTGCCAAGCAGACAGAAGGAGTTGATTTGAATGAGGCACGTAGGCTACTTAACGAAAAAGAACAAGCTGAAATCGAGCGCCAAAAAGAAAAAGGCGAATTCGAGAAAGTCTTACAGCAACTCGCAGAAAAGAAAGATGCGGAAATAACCAGCTACAAGTCGAGACTGCAAGAAATTCAGGTTGATGGTGCGTTAATCAATGCCGCTAGCCAAAGCAATGCGGTTTCGCCAGATCAAGTAGTTTCATTATTAAAGAGTCATACTAGGCTCGCGGATGATGGTTCTGTGGAAATTTTGGATAAAACTGGCTCTGTGAGATATAATGATGACGGGACTCCCATGCAAGTCAACGACTTAGTATCCGAGTTCCTGACTGCTAACCCTCATTTTGTGAAGGCATCGCACAGCGGTGTTGGATCGCAGGGGGCGGCAGGTGGCTCTACGCAGAAGCCTGTATCTGTGGCAGATATGCTGGAAAACTGGGAAACCGGAGGAAGGCAAGCGTTTGCCGCAATGAAGGGCAAGCGATAATCGTTTGTAAATTTATTCTGTAAAGGAGAGGCATCATGGCCGCATCAACAACCACAACTTTGAGCGATCTTTTCACCAATATCGTGGCAAACGCTCGTTTTACGGCAGAGGAAAATTCTCTGTTACGCAATTTGGTCACTATCTACAACATCGACGCACAAGCTGGTACAACCATTCAGGTTCCTAAGTATCCAGCAGTCGCGGCGGCTGACCTGACTGAAGGCACTGACATGACATCTACAACGGTGACAACTAGCTCAGTTGCTATCGCTGTCGGTGAGGTCGGGGCTCAAGTCTTTTTGACTGATATGGCTACTATGGGATCAGGCAACCCCGCTGATGAGCTGGGAACTGTTCTCGGTAACGCAATCGCAACTAAAATGGACTCAGATGTCATCGGTTTATTCGATGGGTTCTCAACTTCATTAGGTGCGGCGGCAACTGAGCTAACAGCGTCCTATTTGTTCCAAGCAGTAGCAACTATCCGTTCCAACAAAATCACCAGCCCATTAGTCGGCGTATTCCATCCAAAGCAAGTTTACAACCTGATTTCGTCGTTGACGGCGGCAGGCGTGAACCCTAACGGTGGAGAACTCCAAAATGAAGCTATGCGGACTGGTTTCGTTGGCACAGTTGCAGGCGTTGATATTTATCAGTCGGCAAATATCGGTATTGATGCTAACGGCGATGCTAAAGGTGCTGTCTTTGCCCGTGAAGCACTGGCAATGGCTATGAAGCGTGACTTCAACCTTGAGCCAGAGCGTGACGCATCTAACCGTGGTTTCGAGCTAAACGCGACAGCCGTTTACGGTGTCGGAGAATTAGACGATTCCTACGGGGTAGAAATGTTTTTTGATGCGACAATCTAAAAACTGAGCGACAGGCATGGCCTTGATTTATCGTGGGATTAAGTTTGCTGGGTATAACAAACCCAAAAGAACTGCAAAACACAAAACCAAGAGCCATGCTGTCGTTGCTAAAAAAGGCACTAAGGTCAGGCTGATCAGGTTTGGTCAGCAGGGCGTTTCTGGTTCCCCATACCGAAAAGGAGAATCAGCGGCAAGCAAGGCAAGGCGGAAATCGTTCAAAGCCCGTCACGCTAAGAATATTAAGAACTTCTTTTCGGGAAGTTATTGGGCTAATCGTGTCAAATGGTGAGGTATTAAATGGCATTTTCCACTGACGCAGACCTTCAGACGATAGTTCCAGACATTCTTGATCTCGGCGTTGATACTTTCGCTGATGAACATGGCAAAGCTCAAGCAGATCTAGAGCGAGAAATAAGATCAAAATGGTGGCCTAGGACGGGAAGAAAGGGAGAGATGAACCCTTTGCTCTTGACTGAATCACAATGGACCAGATGTAGCTCATATCTTGTTCTCTGGAAATACGCTTTACCACAACTGACAAACTGGGTTTCTCAAGGCGGCGGAACAGATCGATTCCGGGAAATGATTTCGTTCTACCGTGATCTATACGGTCAAGAATTGGAGTCTGTTTTGCGCGATGGTGTTGAATACGATTTCGATGAAGATGGCATCATTCAAGACGATGAAAAAGATTTAACATTCACTGGGCGCTTAACCAGATGAGTAGCTCAGTCAGCATAAAAAAATATGCACTGACCGTCAAAGGGTTAGGCAAGAAAATAAGCAAAGCGGCAGATGACGCTGTTTTTGCGGCGGCACAATTAGGCATCCAGATTATTGAAGATCGCACAGATGCGGGGATGGGAGTGAACAAAGCTTTCCCCGGTTACAGTGAGAAATACCTCAAATGGAAGAAAAGGATTGGAAAGCACAGAAGCTCCGCTGTCAATCTTGAGCTGACCAATGATATGCGTTCCTCCATGATTCCAGAGCGAGGGAAAGGTTTTGCTTTAATTGGATTTTCTCGTGGAGGCGGAAAGATTAGTCCTGCTAGAAAAGCAATGATCCATCATAAGTTGGGCGCAGGTAAAACTCGCGTAAAGCGGCCATTCTTTGCGTTCAACGCAAATGAAAAAAAGAGACTGACAAAATACATCGGTAAGAGATTGGGACTATGAGCCTCAGAGAAGATATTGCGGCAAATATTGTAACCGTACTAAAGGCCGCGACGACTCCCTTGGCCCCCAAGTTTGTCACTAGAGAGCCCTTCAATTTTGAGGAGTTATCAAACGCTCAATACCCTGGAATTTTAATTCAGACGGGCTCGGAGTCTCGAAATGACATTACTATTGGAGACAGCCAAATCAGGCGAGAAGGAACGATCTCGTATGAAATTCAGGGTTATGTCAAAAGCACTTCCATCGATAATGCTCGAAACCAGTTAATCGAGACTATTGAGGAAGCGTTGGATGCGGATCGAACAAGAGGCGGAAAGGCGCTTGATACGCAGATTACTAGCATTGACACAGATGAAGGGTCAATAGCTCCGATTGGCGGTGTTCTTGTAACCGTCGAGGTGCTGTATAATTTTGTTAGAGGTAACACTTAATGAAGATGTTTCATAAAGACTCAAATTTTCCTATTGACGTTCACCCTAGTCGCGTTGAAGAAATGAAGCGTAAAGGTTGGACAGATACCGAGCCTAAGACTAAAAAGGCAAAAGCACAGCCGACAGAGGCGACAACTACCGAGGAGGTAACAAACGATGGCAACTCATAAGGGTTCCGAGGGAGTCGTAAAAGTCGGCTCAAACACGATTGCTGAGGTCCGAGATTGGTCTTTTTCGATCACATCAGACACAGTGGAAGATACTAGCATGGGAGATAGTGCTCGCACTTATTTGCCTACTTTGACTTCCGCTTCTGGTTCTATGTCATGTTGGTGGGACGAAACGGACACAACAGGGCAAGGCACAATGACAGCCGGTTCTGAAGTGACCTTAAACCTGTACCCAGAAGGCGACACAACAGGCGATATTTACTATACAGGCTCAGTAATTATTACTGAAGAAGGAGCTACGGCATCTTTTGATGGAATGGTTGAGGCTACATTCTCATGGAATGCTAACGGCTCTTTCACTAGCGCCACAGCACCATAATCGAGTTGTCGGCTAGGGTAGCCCCCGAAAGGCAGGTTCCCGTGGCCTGTTTGCCGATGACACTTAACCACGGGGTTTTTCACGGGGAAACATTATGAATATTTTGGATAGAGTAGTCGCGCACTACAATCAAAAGGAAGTCACTCGCATAGAAGTTCCTGAGTGGCCTGACGAAAACGGGAAGCCGACTGTCATGTTCAGTCAGCCTTGGTCACTAGAAGATCGGAGAAAATTAGTCCGCGCATCTAGTGAAGATGAAAACGAGTTTTTAATTCGGTTGTTGATTCTCAAGTTAGAGGATGAGAACGGAGAAAAAGTATTCGATTTGAGTCATAAACCGGCTCTGTTAAAAAAAGCTGACCCTAATATTGTCAGTCGAATTACAGGGCAGATTATGAAATCGCTGTCTGTTGAGGAACAGTCGGGAAACTAAGAAACGATCCTGAGTTGCTAGCTAAGTACACCTTGGCTGAGGCTCTACATAAGACGATCAGTGAAATTGAGCTGATGAGCTATGAAGAGTTTAACGGATGGATCGCATATCTAAACATGAGGCGAAATACAAATGGCTCTAGCAGATGAAATCCTGATACGTCTTGAGGTCAATTCGGCTAAGGCGGAGCGAAATCTACAAAACGTCTCAAAAACCCTTGATCGTGTAGCGGCTGAAGCAACAGACGCTATTCGGCCAATGGATGTTCTAGAAACCCAATTAGACAAAGTTGGGATGGCCGCTTATAACGCAAAATTAAAACTGACTGACTTTAATAACCCTCTTGGAAAAATACCTCCGATTGCTGGCGGGGCTGTACCTCCTTTGAGTAGCACTAACAAGGTTCTTGCTAAGCTCGGCAGAAATGCAGGTATGGCTGGAATTCAGGTACAGCAATTTGTCGGCCAGATACAAGGTGGCGTAAATCCCATGGTCGCTCTGTCACAGCAAGGGGCTGACTTAGGCTTTGTGTTGGGCGTTCCGTTACTTGGTGCAATAGTTGGTATTGGCGCATCACTGGCAGGAATGTTAGTGCCTGCCTTGCTTGGCTCTTCAGATTCAATTGCTGAAGCGGCAAAAGTAGTCAGAAAGCTGAAAGAAGAGTTCGACGAATTAAGCGCATCACAAAAACAGCTACTTTTTCAAGATCAAAAACGTCAGATAGAGGAGACACGAGAAAATATTCTGGGACTGAACGCGCGAATCAACGGTTTAAATGAAGCGCAAAAAGAACAAATTGTCCTGAATAGTGGTGTTGTCGTTTCGACTGGCAGAGTCATTGAAAAAACGCAAGCTGAAAAAGACCAACTTTTGTTGCTCAACGTAGAGAGAGATGGACAGGTAAAACTTTTAGGTAAGCTTGAGCTTGAGTATGCACAATTACTCGGCTTAATACCTAGAGTTACAGACGAAGAACAGAAGGCCGCAGAACTTCTCAAAAATTATATTGAGTCCATCAAGGACCAGATAGCTACCTTTGGGATGGCGCGATCTGAAATCCTCCGCTATCAGGCTTCAAAAAAAGATTTAAACAATGAAGAGCAATTCCAAGTTGACCTTTTAGCCGAGCTTTATGAACAGCAAGAAAACCAAAGAGACGCAACCAAAAAACAAAGAAAAGAGACGGCAGAGGCCATAAAAGCGCAAAAAGCAAAAGTTGACTCTTTGATGGCTGAAGTGCGGGCAGATGAAAGATGGAGTAGAGCAAGGCAAGCGAGAATTGACGCAGAGAAGCGAGAAGCAGACCTTTTAGAAAGACAAGCTCAGGCAATCAAAGAAAGCTTAAACCCTTGGCTTAGATACAACAGAATTTTAGAGGAATATCAAAAACTTCTGAAAGCAGGTGAGTTGACCGTCACCGAATTTGCACTAGCTGAGAACGAGTTAGAAATAGCAACAGTACAGGCGGCGGCCAAGCTAAAAGACCAAAGCAAAGACTTAGACGAGCTTGAAAAGAAATTTAAAGTGACCAAAATTGCGATGGAGGATGTCGCTGTTAGAGGCATAGGTAGTCTCGAAGATGCATTGGTCGATATGTCAATGGGGACAAAAACCGCTAAAGAAGCATTTTCCAGCATGGCAAGATCGATCATCAATGATCTAATTAGGATGCAAATAAGAGCATCTATTGTTCAGCCATTATCAGGTGCTATTAGCGGATTTTTTGCACCTTCTGGCGGCGCAGGGGTTGATGCTCAAGGTGCGGCGGCGGCCAGTGCAAGTTATGGATTGGGCGGAGGCTTCACAGGAGTCGGTTCTGGCAATTCATCAACAATGAAAAAAATGTCATTCATAGGTGGTGGGTATACTGGGGTCGGAGCAAGGTCGGGAGGGATGGACAATAAAGGAGGCTTCCCGGCTATTTTGCATCCTAACGAAACAGTCATCGATCACAACCAAGGGCAGTCGGTTGGCGGTAATGTGACGATCAATCTAAACGTATCAACTGGCGTATCTGCCACTGTACGGGCAGAAATGATGACAATGCTACCAATGATCACAAACTCAACAAAAGCGGCTATCCTTGACGCTAGGAGGCGAGGCGGTGCATTTGCCCAAACATTTGGAGGCTAGTGATGGCTGTTTATGATTTCCCTGCGAATATAGACATAGCAAGTATTTCTGTGACAGCAAAAAATGCTGTCGGAGTCAGTTCAAGTCAGTTTACTTACAAGCAACAGGTGTACCAGTTTGAAGGTCAAAATTGGGAGATGGTAATAAATTTCCCGCCTATGACTTTGAACACTGCTGAAGAATTGATAGCGTTTTTGACTAGGATGAATGGAAGGTCAAATCTGTTCAATTTGATACACCCTGAAGAAGTCAGGCAAACGCTAGACACAAACACTAACAACCAAACGCTGAGAATCGATGCAAATAACAGCACTGTCTCACAATTGCGTCTCACCAAAACATACTACGGATATTTTTCTGTCCCAGCAGGTTCTTGGATTTCCATTCCCCAAATCAATCAGGTAGACGGGCAAACAGTTTACAGGCTACACAAAGTGACTAACGAAGGCACTGA